TCTTACTACTCTAACATCTATGTTGTTCAGGATCCTCTGCATCCTGAGAACGAAGGTAAGGTCTTCCTATACAAGTATGGTAAGAAGATCCATGATAAGATTGTAGAAGCAATGCAACCTGCATTTGCAGATGAAACTCCCATCAATCCTTTTGATTTCTGGAAAGGTGCTAACTTCAAACTGAAGATTCGCAAACTTGATGGTTACTGGAACTATGATAAGTCCGAGTTTGATTCTCCTTCCACTCTTGGTGGGTTTGATGATACTCAACTCGAATCAATCTACAAGTCTCAGAACTCTCTTGCAGAACTTGCTGCCGCTGATAAGTTCAAGACTTACGAAGAACTTGAAAAGCGTATGAATACGGTTCTTAACTCTAAGAAGACGCCTCGTATTGATCCAGAGACTGCCGAAGACGAAATGTTTGAAGCACCTAAGTTCAACACTTCATCTGGTGGATTCAACGATCCAGACATCACTGGTGGCAACCAGGTTGTTCCTCAGATGAGTGCCGAAGAAAGTGAAGATGATGCAATGTCTTACTTTGCACGTCTCGCTGAAGAGTGATAAATAGTTCTGTCGCTCTTTCGTGCGCGACACGCTACGAATAGGAATATCGCTTTATTGAGGGGTTAACCACCCCTCTTTTTTTATGCCGATCTAAAAAGTGGTTCAGAAATTCTTAAACCTTTATTGTTAATCTTGTACTTAGTATTATAAGCAAGCAGTTTTTCTAATTCTTCTGCAAGTAAATTCAAATATCTTACTCTTGGTAAAATAATTTCTCGTTTATTTTCATTCAGACTATATTCATATTCACGATTAGTAACTGCAGTCAGTCCTTGTGCAGCAGTTACTGTATTAACAACTTGAGTTGTTACGTTATTAGTAGTACTGGTTGTATAATATTCAAAAGACCAGTCAGGTAGATAACCAGAAACTAATTGTGGTGCAGATCCTTGATAAAATTCAATGATAACTCCTTGATCTAATACAATGCCCAAGTCAACATCTGTAATTCTATCTGTTTCCCAGTGTCTAATATCATCAATTTTATCTCCATACTTAACATCGATATAGTCATCAAGTTCATCTGGTGCTAAGGGCCACTCAGATCTTATATCAGTGATATTATTGAGAAGAAGAATAGTCCAATACCATCTTGGATCATTAAATTCTTTTAAAGCAATTCTATCTGGTGACTCACCTGGATTAATAGTATATGGAACTGAAGAACTATAGACTGCATTAAAACTATCTCTCGCTCTTACTCTACGAAAAATATTTTTAGAAATTTTAAAGTCACCCTTTCTTTTGAAATCAGGGTAAAGAAAATTTGGCTGGGAATCGAAAAACATTTTTTTTATTAGTAGTTGTTTTCTTTAACTTCAGTTGAAGTAATGATCTCAGTTTCTGTGAAACTTAATGTCATAGTATATGCAACAGGATCAGCACCTTTATATGTAGCCCAAATTGCATCTGGTGTATAGTTAATAGATACCTGAGTTAAAACACATGGTTTTAATTTTGGTAGAGATGTAATTTCACTATTGTCTTCACCATTTTTCCAACCAATTCTAAAAATATTCGGAACGGTCAACCAACGATCGGAAAGGTTACCTGAATCACCTTCTGACCCTTCTTTCAAACCAAGTCTAGAGTTATAATCTGGTAGAGAATTTGCTCTGATAGTTTTAATAATTCTTTGAATTGCCGCAGTCTCTCCTGAATTTCTGGGGACAAGTTTCCAATCAAAAGTAAACTGTCTCATACCCACACCATTAAATACCTGTTCGGTATATGGATTCATAATTTTTCCAAAACCATTTTGAGTAACCTGTTGAGATCCGCCTTGACCAACAATACTATCTAATAGTTTCATCGCAACTCCAATCTTACCACCACCGGCAAGAGCCTGTAGGTTTTTGGTAATAGATTCTGCACTATCTGCATTAGCAAAACCTTTTCCAATCGAAGGTAATAATTTACCAACAACTCCAGATCCTTCTTTATAATTTGGACTATCTTGGTATTGAACATTATTGGGTATTGGTAAAATAACAGTACCAAGTTTTGCTACATTTGTTTTTTGTGATTGAATATTACTAAGAAAAGTAGATTCGCCAAGGTTATCAATACCAAATGAGTTCTCTAATCCAGACTCATCTTCAGTAGCAGTTTCTCCTTCTTCACCACTAGTTTGTGTAGCAGGTGTAGTTCTAAATTGTAGTTCAGTTGTTTTAACAAATTTAACAATATCCATTTGCATATAATCATAACCTGCACCAGCAGGCCATTGAAGACCGTCACCTAAGACAGAACTACTAAGGTTAACGTTTGCGGCAAACTTCCTAAGGTATTCTGGGAGTTCTTCGACGAATGATTTGCTAGACATAAATATTTCTAATGCCGCTATTTCCTATAGCTATATATGAACACTTTGAAGGGTAGATATATTCCGAAGAACATTCGGAAATATAGAGGAGACTATAAGAATATTATTTATCGTTCTTCGTGGGAACTTAAGTTCATGAAATACTGTGATTTGTATGACAGTATTCTTGAATGGGGTAGTGAAGAAGTTGTGATTCCATATAGATCTCCACTTGATAATAGAATTCATAGATACTTTGTAGACTTCTATATTAAAGTAGAAGATGCAAGTGGTCAGATTAAAAAATATTTAATCGAAGTGAAACCCAAAAGACAAACCAAACCTCCAGCAAAACCAAAGAGACAAACTAAAAGATACATTAGTGAAGTCACTGAGTATGCAAAGAATCAGGCTAAATGGAAAGCCGCAACTGAGTTTTGTGAAGATAGACAATGGAACTTTATGATAATTACCGAAGACGAACTTAAGGTATGAGTATATTTTCAATAATCAAAGAAGCTGTTGGAAACGAACCAAAATCATTTGGTTGGTATCGTGATAATGTAAAAGTTCTTTTTAAGATGAGTGATTTGTATGCTGATTTAGTAGAACAGGAAGAGACTTTAAATCCTATCCCTGGTCAGTTATACATGTTTGAGTATAAAGCAATATATGCAGAAAGATTAAATTTTTATGATAGATTTCCCCTTGTGTATATCACTGGCGGTGGGGATCCTTTTAGAGGTATCAACTTACATTACCTTGCATTGAGACCTAGACTCAATCTAGTATTAAATCTGGAAAATGGTGTGATTGCAGGTGTTCCTAAAAGAGCCTATCATAATTATTTGACAAGGGGTTTAGAAACTCCACTTTACCTAATAAATAGTGATGATTACAGAACTGCTGCCTTCTTACCTGTAGAAGATTTCGGTGGTACAAGTAGAACAGCAGTCTGGAACGGAGCCAAACAGTCATGACAGTATCTAGAATTTCAAATATCCAAACTTTGTCAAACTACAGTGAATTTAGAGCTGCAGTGACACGTCATGGTTATAGTATTAATAATCTATATGATGTCATCTTCAACTTACCTGCTAGCACTAATGTATTTAATGAACTGATAGCACAATATTCTGGTGCTGATGGAGATCAACCAATTGGTTTACAAGAATGTCTGAATCTATTAAGACTGTATACCAATCAATGTACAATGCCTGGTGTCACTATGGCTGATAGTGAATACAGAGTAACTAATACACCACAATTAAAATATGCATATGGTGCTGTGTTTAATGAATTTAGTGTTACTTTTACCATGGATGCTGATTCATTAATCAGAAAAGTTTTTGATAAGTGGACCAATACAATTTATCCATACTCGCGTTTTCGTGGGGACACTGGTAATACTGGTCCATTAAGAACTTCATATAAGGAGGATTACATTGCAGATATTTCAGTGATTAAATATGAAAGATTTAAATCTTCTAAACGTAATAACATAATCGTGGGAAGTAGAATTCCTAAGAATAGAATTATTCCAGGAATTGATCCTAATGATGGTGATTTTGATTCTGGATTTGCTGATAACATTGCTGTACATGCTGTTAAGATGAAAAATGCATTTCCAAAATCTA